CAGAATATAAGGGAAAAATGGATACTAAGGATTTTGGTAATTTCTTAGTAGCACTTGCAACTGAATATAATGAGGCATTATTAGTAATAGAAAATGCTAATATTGGATGGGCAGTAATTCAACAAGTAATCGATAGAGGATATCGCAATCTTTTCTATATGAGTAAGGATTTGAAGTATGTAGATGTTCAACATCAATTACATAACAAATTCAGAGCAGAAGAAAGAGGTATGGTTGCTGGATTTTCTACTACATCTAAAACTCGTCCTTTGATTATTTCTAAATTGGAAGATTATGTCAGAGAAAAATCCGTAACAATTCGTTCATCGAGGTTGATAGAGGAACTATTTACCTTTATATGGGTTGGTAATCGTGCAGAAGCAATGAGAGGTTATAATGATGACTTGGTGATGTCTTTGGGTATTGGATTGTGGGTTAGAGATACTGCACTTCGTTTAAGACAAGAAGGTGTTGATTTAACTAAAATGGCAATCGGTGGAATACAACAACATTCATTCACATTAGATGGTTTTGGTGGTAATTCATCATTAGACGAAAATCCATGGCAAATGCGAGTTGGTGATAGAAACGAAGACCTTACATGGTTAATTAAATAGGTAATAAATTAGTTTTATATATTTATAGTGTATAGGAAGAATATATTATGATAAAATTACAAACATTACTTAAAGAAGAATCTCCTTGTTGGAAGGGATACACTCAATATGGTATGAAAACGCAAAATGGAAAGGAAGTTCCAAATTGTGTTCCAACAAAAAACGAATCAATCGATGACGAATACGATGAGTATGATGTAGAAGATGATGATGAAGAAGATTTCTTAGATTTTTTAAAAAACTATACAACAGAACTAAAAGAATCTACTTGTAATTGTGTTAATGAAGCAGAATATCAAGGTAGAGAAGTAAAATTGGGTAAACCAATGCAAGGTGATGTTAAGAAATTTAAAGTGTATGTAAAAAATCCTGCAGGAAATGTAGTTAAAGTGAATTTCGGACAAAAAGGAATGAAAATCAGAAAATCAAATCCTGCTGCTAGAAAATCATTTAGAGCAAGAATGAATTGTGATAATCCTGGCCCGAGACATAAAGCAAATTATTGGTCTTGTAGAAAATGGTAAAAAATAAAAGGTTATAAATTAAAATAAAAAAATATGGCGGATACTTCGTTTTTTGGCAGATTAGGTAAACTCTTTCAATCTAAGGCAGTTGTGACTGTTGATAAAGATGGTAAGAGAACGGTCTTTGATGCCGATGAAAGACAGCAGACCAATCTATCATCATTAAGAGATAGATACACTAAAATTCAAAAATCTTTCTTTGAACAAGCAGGTGGTGCACAATCAATGGCATACCAACAAGTTCGTAGGGAAGTATTTAGAGATTATGATGCAATGGATTGTGACCCAATTCTAGCATCTGCTTTAGATATATATGCAGATGAATCTACACTTAAAAACGAATTTGGTGATATTTTAACCATTCGTTCTGATAATCAAAAAGTACAAGAAGTATTAGACAACCTTTTCTACGATATTCTTAACGTAGAGTTTAACTTATGGCCATGGGTTCGTAATATGGTTAAGTATGGTGATTTTTTCTTAGGATTAGAAATTGCCGAAGGTAAAGGTATTGTAAACGTAACCCCTCATTCAGTATATAACACAGAAAGATTAGAAGGACAAGACCCCCATAATCCAAATGTGGTTAAATTTAAAATTACTGAAGACCCAAATGGTAAAGTAGAATACGAAAACTTTGAAATTGCACACTTTCGTTTATTAGCCGATACAAACTGGTTACCATATGGTAAATCAATGATTGAAAATGGTAGAAGATTGTGGAAACAATTGAGTTTAATGGAAGATGCAATGTTAATCCATCGTATTATGAGAGCACCTGAAAAAAGAGTGTTTAAAATCGATATAGGAAACATTCCACCAACTGAAGTAGATAATTACATGCAAAGAATTATCAACAAGATGAAGAAAGTTCCTTTCGTTGATAAAAATAGTGGTGATTATAACTTAAAATATAATATGCAAAACCTTACCGAAGATTTTTTCTTACCGGTTAGAGGTGGTGATAGTGGAACTTCAATTGAAAACCTTGCAGGATTAGATTATGCTGCAATCGATGATATTGAATACTTAAAATCTAAATTATTTGCAGCACTTAAAATTCCAAAAGCATATTTGGGATATGATGAGAATGTAAATGGTAAAGCAACTCTTGCAGCCGAAGATGTTCGTTTCGCAAGAACAATTGAAAGAATACAAAGAACGGTAGTTTCGGAATTATCTAAAATAGCAATCGTGCATTTATACGCACAAGGTATTACGGATTCTGAAATGACTAACTTTGAATTGCAATTAGTTAATCCTTCAACAATTTATGAACAAGAAAAAGTAAATCTTTGGTCAGAAAAAGTTAGATTAGCACAAGATATGCAAGGATTGAATATGTTAAGTAAAGATTGGATTTACGAAAACATCTTTAAAATGGCAGAAGGTGATCAAACTCGTGAAAGAGGTAAGATTATCGAAGATATTAAAGATAGATTCCGTTATAATTCTATTGAGAATCAGGGTAATGACCCAGCAGTGGAATCCGAACCAACTGATGTTGAGGAAAGTTTAGAACAAATCAAAACAGAACTTACAAATAAAGGTGGAAGACCTCGTGAAGGAAATACCTATGGTAAAGATAAATCTCCGTTTGGTAGAGACCCATTAGGTGATAAAGAAAATAAAAATGCATTAAAACACAGAACATCTGAAGACCGTGCATTACAATATATCAATGGGATTGCAGCAAAACGTAAATTTTTAGCAGAACAAAAAGGTATGTTAGATGAGACTAATATCATCGATGACACGCAAAATTAATCAATCATAAAAAATTTTATATTTATAATAGAGTTTTTGAGTATATCAAAATAAGGATTTGAGTAAAATGAAAAAAATAAAACATTCAAAATTTAAGAATACGGGTTTTCTATTCGAACTACTAACTCGTCAAATAACTTTGGAAATTTTAAATAATTCCCCGGAGAAGGCAAAAAACATCGTATCTGAATTTTTTGGCAATGGAACAGAATTGGCTAAAGAACTTCGTTTATTTAATTTATTAATAAATGAAAAGTATAATTCTGAAACTAAAGCAGAAAAATTTATTGATGCTATCTTAGATGCTAGAACAAAGTTAGATGAACAAAAATTGGCTAAACAAAAATATAGTTTAGTTAAATCGATAAAAGAAAATTTTGAAATCGATTCATTCTTATCATCACCAGTAACGAACTATAAAGTTCTTGCATCAATTCATAAATTATTTGAAGCAAAAGCAACAAATGTATTGGATGTAAAAGATGTATTCGATTCTAAACTTACATTAGTAGAACACGTATCTACATCAAGTCCATCTTTGAAACAAAAAGAAGATAAATTAGTTGAAGATTATAAGAAACAAGAAAAAGATTTAAGATTACTTACTTATAAGATTCTTGTTGAAACCTTTAATAAAAAATATTCAAATCTAAATGATTCTCAAAAATTATTATTAAGAGAATACATTAATAACGTAACCAATACTTCTAAATTTGGTGAATATTATTCCAACGAATTAAAAAATGTTGTAACCGAATTACATTCCATTTATACAACAATGGATGATAAGATTACAAAGATAAAATTAAAAGAAACTATTAACGTCTTAAAGAATCAAAAATTTGGTAAAAAAATTACCGATGAACAGGTTTCTGCGTTGATGATGGGATTTGAACTTATAAAGGAAATAAAAAATGTTAAAAGCCGAATCTCTTAAAAAATATATTGATGAAGTAATTGCAGAAATCGAACAAGAATTAGATGAGGCAACTACTACCGGTGATATTGCCGGTTATGAAACTCCAAATGCGTTTTCTGATGGAAGTGATGCAACAAAAAGACGTAAAAAGAAAATTGCAACTCAATTGGGTATGCAATTAGTTGGAAAAGTTGAATCAGTAAATGAAGCATCTACATCATTTGTATCTGGTAATTCTGGTAGAACCATTACTAATTTGGATAATAAGAAATATCAATTAACAAAAGATGTAAAGGGTGCACAAATTGGAAATTACACAAATGTAGTTTTACCAAAAGGAAGTATTATATATAACCTACCGGGTGGCGTATTCGCATCACATCCATCTTTAAAAGATAAATTTTCAGGTATTAAAGAAACTCCAAAATTTGGTTTTAGAGTGACTACTCACTCTGATACTATATTAACCATTGAAAAATCTTCAAAAATATTAGAATCGATAAGTGAAATGGTAATTACAGAAAAACAATTCAAAGGTTTGGATGGAATTCCAGCAACTACTTCATTAGCAAAAATAACCAAAGACCAAAAATTAAAAATAATCAAAGGTGTTGGTAATATAATTGATTTTGTTGTTCCCAAAGGAGTAAGTAGAAACTTTTGGCAAGTAATTGGAACTGGTAAAGTAAAGAAAAACTTATCTGGTGAATATTATTTAGAAGGTAAGATGATTAATTCACCTATGTTCAAATCTATGGATGATTTAATAAATGGGGTGAAGTGGGATTCAATGGAAGAAAGAAGAAGATTTAACGAATCGATTAATGAATATAACTTAAACGATATTATCAAACAGGTTAAAACTTATGAAAAACCAAAAGATGCAAAACTTTTGACAATCAAAGTAATAAATAAACTTAAAGATACTAGAAATAAATCAAATTCATCTAAGAAATCCGAAATTCAAAAAATAATTGATACTATTGAAGATGATTACAACAAAGGTAAGTATCTTAAATTGGAATCAGTTAATGAAGATAAAAGGGCAAACATACTTAATATAGATTTTACTATAACTGAAAAGGGTGATAATATATTCTTTGCATTTAAAGATAAAAAAGAAGGTATTATTAAAATTAGAAAAATTGGAAGTAATAAAATAGTAAATTTTATACAAGATGTTCTAGATAAAACTTACGGAAAAGGTAGTTATTTTTTCAAAAGTGGAAAAAATGCTGAATTTATCGGTGGATATGAGTTTGGGAGAAATCCAAATAATAATAACATCGATAAACTTAAATTTGAATCAATCAATGAAAATCGTTGGTTAGAATTAAAAAATGATGATTCTATGCATGCTAATAAAAAACTAGCAGTTGGTTTAAAAGAATTAAAAAATCAATTAAGTGAAGTTGAAAAGTTTTTCCGTTGGTATAATCAAATCAAAACAATGAATGAATTAGATTCAAATCAATATTGGAAAAGAACAAATTCACATATTTATAAAATAAAAGAACGTATAATCAACATAGCAAGAACATTGCAGGAGATAGAAAAATAATGAAAATCACAAAAGAACAATTTAAGAAAATCGTTAAAGAGGTTTTAACCGAAGAAAACGAATACCAAGCATTCTTTCAGAAAGCATTAGATAAAGCTGGAAAATCAATTCCATCTATGTCTGAAGAAGAAAAGAAAGCATTCTTTGATAAAATCGATGCCGCATGGAATGGTAAAGGTGAGAAAAACGAAGAATTAGTTGGTGGTCAGAAAGAATTAGATGTCGATGGTGATGGTAATATTAGTGGTGATGATTTAGCAGATTTAAGAGCTGGTAAAAAAGCAGATGAATCAGTAAATGAGGCAGAAGATATTAATTGGGGTGCAACCGAAAACGCAATCATTAACTTTCTAAAAGCAAATACAAAAATTTTAGATAAAAGAGTTAAAGATAGAGATACTGATGGTGTTAAAAAAGGATTACAATCAATTATTGATGGTTTAACTAATGCACAACGCAGTTTAAAATTAAAATAATTATAAAGGATAGATATGAAATCATTATTAATAGAAACTAACCTATTTGAAGGTAAGGTAAATGAAGACGAAGGTGGAAGAACTCTTGTAAAAGGTATTCTACAACGTGCTGGTGCCGAAAATCAAAATGGTAGAGTATATCCGATGGAAATTTTAAGAAGAGAAGCTCAAAAATACGAGCAACTTATTAAAGAAAGAAGAGCGTTAGGAGAATTAGACCATCCAGATTCATCTGTAATCAATTTAAAGAACGTTTCTCATAACATTAAGGAAATCCATTGGGAAGGTAATGATTTGTGTGGGACAGTTGAAATCCTACCAACTCCATCAGGTAATATCTTAAAAGAATTATTAAGAGCAGGAATCCTTTTAGGAATTTCATCTCGTGGTATGGGTTCAGTATCACCAATGGGTGAGGGTAAAGTAAAAGTAGGTGAAGATTTTGAATTAATTGGTTGGGATTTCGTATCCAATCCATCTACACATGGTGCATTTATGACACCATTACAAGAATCTGTAAATAAACAATTACAAGAACAGGCAGTAGTATGTGGTGATTTCTGTAAGGCACAAGACCTTATGAGAGAAATTATTACTGAATTAGCATAAGGAATACAAATATGGCATTCTCAATACAAGATTATTTAGAACATAATAAAATAGAATTAGGTAAAATCACCAAAGAAGTTGGTGATACTCCATATAAAGGTGGTCATAACGATATTCGCAAAACAAATTACGATGTTAAGATTAAAGAAGATGGTAAGTTGGATTTATATACCCATAAGAAAGTATTAACTGAATCTACATTAAACGAAGCATCAGAAATTAGTTTTGATAAATTGAAACCGGCAGACCAAGTAATAGTTAAACAAATAGAAAAATACTTCAATGGAAGTGTTGGGACAATTTGGGATGGTATTCATGGAAAAATAGTAGAAATGACTGTTAGAAATTCACAAGGTGCATATAGATTTGATAAAAATGATTTTAAATTTTTAGCAAAAATGCCAATTCGTTGGATGGAAAATGATGGAAATGTAATTACAATAGGATTTTAAAAATAGGATTAATAAAAATGATTAAATTAAGACAATTACTTAACGAAGAAACTTTTACCGCCACAAATAAAGCAAGTGGTAAAACATCTGTCTTCAAATCAAAAGATAGTAGAGATGCTGCAATCAAAGCAGGAACTCATAATCCTATAAAAGATAAAGGGGATTCTAATTCTAAAGGTAGTGAAACACCAAAAGTAAATATTTTTAATAAACCTACTAAAAAAGAACCAAAATCAACTTCAAATCCTGCTAGTTTAGGTGTTGATAAAGTTGTTTATAATACAAGAACTAAATCAGTTGGTATTGTAAGAATGGCGGATGAAAGAGGTGAAACCAAAACTGATGCAGACGGTAATGTGAATACATCTGAATTAGAACCATACAACCCAACAAAGTATCCACACCAAAAAGATGCTAAAGTTGCACCATCTACTCAAAAAGAAGTTGATGCACGAGGGTTATGGAATCCATTTGCTAAAGATGATTCGAAAGAAGAACCAAAATCAGAACCTGCTAAGAAAAGACCAGGTAATCCACAAGTAAATAAAGCTACAAAATCAAAAGCTGAAGAGTTAGGAGTTACTCCACAAAAGTTGGGTAATAAAGAATATCCTTTAAGAATGCT